GTCTCCTGCTGAATACGGACATAAAGAAACCTGTAAACTATTACCAAGCGTACCTGGGTATTTAGCTACAAAGGTATGCAGATCTGAATCTAATCCAGACAATTGTGAATTAAAGTCTGCTAAATTTTTAACAACTTCAGCTGGTGGAGATGCGGCCGCAGTTTGGCCAGTAGTTGATACTGAATTTTTAGCAACAGAATCAATTACTCTTACAGTTTGAAGTGAATTAGAGTATTTCAAAAAGAAATTAGCTCTATGAAATGAAAACGTTGTTGCGGAATCTGGTGCACCAAAGATATCAACTAGCTCTTGTTCAGAACTAAGTTTAACTCTTTGTTCAACTGGACCCCATAGTGAATTTATTACAGTTGCGCCTGTAGTTGACTGGACATTAGGCACGCCACCAGTCAGGTCTATTTCTTTGACAACAACCGCAGGTGATTCGGACGGTGTAGAGAGTGCCATTCTATTTTCCTCATTCTTTTATACGGTTAACATTATACGAATATTCAAGTGTTACCATTATTTATAATATTACAAGTCTCTATCATACTCTATAGCCCATGGATGCTCTTCATTCGGTTCTATTCTATTAACATGTTCACTACCATTATCAATAAAGCCAAAGGGCACAATATCTTCTTCTATCTCTTTTAATTTTTGTCTAAAAATCATATCTTTAATATTGATATCTGTTAAGTTAGAGAAATAAGATGAAGAAACAAAATAACCAAACATCACAAGATTCATAACTAAATCATCATTATTACCAACTGCAGCTTGATATGTTTGTCCTTTAGCTTCAAATGTAGATATTTCTAATATTGTTTGCTCATCGACTACAGATAATTTTTTATTTTCTAAAAGATCTTTTAACGCACTACAACCTAATCTTTTTGACTTTCTATTTATATCAATGCCAACAGCATTAGCTTTTACTGCAGATTCAACATAAACATTTTCGTATTCTAAATCATAATATAAACCATTACATACAACTGCACCTTGATCATTTGACTCAATAATGCAATAAGCTTTGTTGTAGACATTAGCATACTTATATATAATATTAGGGAAGAGCAATGGCGAGATAGTATTATTGCGATACACAACCACCTGCTCGAAAGGGCGAACGTTAATATCGATCAGACTAAAGGTAGAATAGTCCTGTCCTCTTCCCTTTGATACATCAGCAACTAAAATATATTCATGATCTTTTATTGGTTCTTTATAAATTAAACAATCACCACCTTCTAAATATTTTTTAGGAGGAGCTGCTCTCAAATCTAATAATGTTTGAGCATTAATTAATGTATTACCTGTTCCAAAGAATGTATTTCCAAATTCTTGATCAAATTGAATTTGTGAAGTGTTGTTAATAGTTTCTTCTTTCCACTTTTCATCTCTTCCAGGTACGTCATGCCAATCAACTCTAAAGTTTTTATATTCATTTACGCCTTGAATTGATCCTTCCCATATCTTATGAAAGGTGTTACCAATACCATTTGCTGTTGAAGTTACTATAATTTTAGTATCAGCACCAGAAGACACAACAGGATATGTTGAAGTATAGAACTCTGCTGCTCTTTCAACAAATGCAAATTCATCTAAGTATAATAAGTTAATTGAAAGACCACGAATAGAAGATCCGGTAGTTGCTGCAGCTATAATTCTACTATTGTTACTAAAATCTATATTCGATTTATTTAAAGCTTTGCATCCTGGCTGTAAGAAGAATGGTATGTTTTCAAGCATTATCGTAATCCTTGATAACATTTCTCTTGCAGTAGCTCCTTTGTTAGCTAAAACTGCAATTGATTTTTCTGATTGAAATAGCGCAAACCAAAGTAAATATCCACAGGCTGATATTGATTTACCAGATTGTCGACAAGCAAGAACAACATTAAATCTATTATCTTCAAACTGTTTAAACATTTTCTTTTGATACGGATACAATTCGAATGGAACTAATCCTCTATCTAAAGAAATAATCTTTGCATATTTTTCTACAAAGTATACAGGATCTTTCATACACTTGGCATATTCTAGAACTTCTTCCTGTGTGAAGTTAGAAGTAATACCGTCTTTTTTTATATTAGGATTGCCTAGATAGTTTTCATTCTTGTTTTGGAGTGACATTCACTATTTCCGATTCATTCTTTAGTAGCTTTTGAAGCTCAGTTGTAGAACCTACAAAAAGATTATTTGTTGTATTTGCAACCTTTTTCACTTCTTCTTTTTTATCAATATCTTTTTTCTTTTTATTTAGATCCATTAATCTATCGTTAACATCAGAAATATTTTTTATCATACCAGATAAGACTTCAAATGCACGTGGATGCTCACTTTCTCGTGCAACCTCCATCATAAGTTCAAGACTTTGCTTTCCCTTTTCGACTAATTCGTAGTAAGTATCTCGAGAATATTTGTAATCATTATCAATGTTTTTTTCTTCAGGCGGAAAAAATTTTTCCATATCTTTTTTATCACTCATGTAAAGTTACCAATCCACGATTTTTAATGTGTTCATTTTCTATGTCATCTTTTGATTGACCATAGTATCTTACAGCGTGATGTTTTTCAATCATGTAATCATTAATAGATTGATCGGCATAGTTTGTTGTTCTCCACAACTCACCTAATATTCTACCAAACTTACCTTCTGCATCTTTTTGTGTTTTGAGAATAATACCGCCTTCATCATCTAGCATTCCAGTTAAGAATTTCTTTGCAGCTAAACCATATTTTTTTTCTTCTAAGTCTCTTGTTCTTGATTCTGGTGTATCAATTCCATATAATCTTATTCGCTCATTGCGTAACCATACACCAAATCCTAAATCAATATCAACATCTACTGTGTCGCCATCAATTATTTTTATTACTTTACATCTATATTCATACATTGTTAACTCGCACTATCTAAAATTGCTGTTGAAAATCCAAAGGTACTGTCATCTAAACCTATAACATCTGCTGGATTAGGTGTAACAACTATTGTTTCTAATCCTATATCAGAATCTCTAAGTCCTGCATTGATGTCGAATATCTTCGCTCGAGCATCGCGTATGATGCTGGTATCTGCAATTGGACCATGATAACTTATCTTCATCTCAAAGTCCAAACTGTAAATTATTGTTCTTCTTTGTTCCATTGCTCCTTCAAAATCATCTGAAAAAGAAACACCTTGTATTATAATTTGTACATCTTCTTTAAAATTAGGATACTCAGTTGCGAATGGTTTAATAGTTAATGCATATTGTGGATTAAATGTAGGAAGTATTTGTTCTACGATTTGTAATGCATCATCTTGTGATTTAGCATATGCATTTAATTGAAAATTTATTGAATAAGGAACTGGATTAAAAAACTTTTGTCTTTTATTTACTTCGCCTGTTGATGAATTTGTAGTAAAATTTCCAACTTTAGCTAATTGCCTTTGAGCATCATATGTTAAAGATACAATTTCAAATGACATTCTTGGAAGTTTAATAGCAACTTGAGTATCATTTACTAAATCCGGATTCTCTCGTATTCTTTCTAAATATTTTTGCTTAGGCGCATACGCTAATGGAACTCTAAGTTGACTTATAGCTGCTCCTGCAGAATTTTGTCTTACAACATAAATGTTATTAAACAATCTGCCAAATAAAGCAACTGCTTTTTTTGTTTTTGAATGATAAAAGTGTCCACCAAACATTAGTTATTACTCACATCGCCGAATGGATTAGATTCACTGAAATCGATAAAATCTGCTCCGGTTGAAAAATCTGCATTTTGTTCGTTTTCAGATAATTGATTATCTTCAACAACAAGTGATATAACACCTTCTGCACCTGTAGTTAAACCAGTGACAGTAGCACTAGTAGCGAAAGTGTGGTATTTACCATCATCTGCTCCTGCATGTATAATATGTAACTTATCATCAGAATCAGAATATTTTGCAACTTCGCCTCTCATTATAGTATCACCACTTGGTGATGTAATTGTTTCACCAACTTTAAAAGAACTACCAGTTAAACTAGTTAACGATAAAATATATCTGTATGCGTATTTGAGTTCTAGATTATCTAATACATCAACACCTGTATCCATATCTTCACCAGTGTATTCAAACAATTGACATCTCATTTTATAAACTGGCAAATTACTTAATTGATAAAACGGTTGTTCGTGTTCTACATGCATTATTTGAAAAAAAGATTTACTTAAAGGCAGATATATTACATCACCTTCAGCTGGTCTTTTAGATGTAATTTCATTATCATACCTTTGTACAGTTTGTTCCCATCTTTTTCTTGCAACTATAAATGTAGCTTCATCTCTTATTTCTACACCAAATCTAGTAAATAAATCTCCTTCACCTTCAAACCCTTCAGTGTTTTCAATATACATTTCAATAACATGTGACGAATTAAAACTTGATACAGGATCATCTCCAAGTATCTTATCTTCATTTACAATATCTCGAGGTAAATAGTAAACGTCTTGACCATAAGTCTTGAGCGCCTCAATAACTATATCTTCATAAAGGTGCTGCTCTGATCTTACTTTTTGACTAAAATATAAGTTTGTTGCCATATTACCCTACGAAAAAGTCTGGTGGAAATTCGTGTTCTAATCTCAAGTTTTCTCTGAGAGTTGCAATCTCTCCAGTTGCATCATCATATATTTGTCTTCCGTTTAAAATGACTCCTCCAGGTAGTTGCATTCCTTCAAACTTAATTAAGTTTTGACCCCACTGCTGTTTAATTAATGCAGTAGTATATTCTTTTACAAACATATCATTAAATATAGAAGTGTGAGTATTTTCATTTATTTCTGTATAAACTTCTGCTACTATATAATCACCTGCTTTGATATCACCATCGGCGAAATCTCCAAAAACATATAATCTATTTTGTCTTCGTGAAAATTGAACTTGTGGTGTGCCATTTAATTTCATATCTAATAACGATAAGTATTGCTGCATTTGCTCATAGTACGCAAGATCACCTGCAAAATTCATAAGATCAGCAATGTCATTTAACATCATTTGATATTTAATGTCAAAGAAATTTCTAGAATTATTAAAAGAGCTTGATAACGGAAACATTTTAGAAACAAATATAATATTATCTGCTAAAGTAATATAACGATTTGTTACATCATCAGCAGTAACTAAATGTTTAAGATACGTTCTAACAGTCGCATCAGAATGAAACTCACGATAATATTGTAAAGCTTCGTCTACTCTGTCTTCTAATTGATCTTCGTCGACATTAACTTCAATAACTGGTTCGCCTAAACGCCTTTTACAATAATCTATGAGAGTTGCACGTGAGTTAGGAGCTGCCATTTTTAAATCCTTTTATGTTATTTATAACATTGCTATTATTTATAACAACTCGTTTAATTTCCCCATGCTTGAATCGGACCAGATACAGCTACAGCAGAATCTCCACCACCACCACTTGCAGCCGCAACTGTTCCACCAATAAGCCTAGGATCGTTGTTTTTATTTATGTCAGAAATACGAGCAACGCCATCAACTTCAAAATATCCAAGAGGAACAGCATTGCTAATAAAAATTGACTTTTGTAGTGAATTAACAAAAGATGGAGATTTTGAAGCTATATCATATGATGTTTTAATACTAGTACTGCTGACCTTTAATTCTCTCAATTGGTCTGAATCTAATGTTGAATAAAATTTCGAATTAACTGGATTATATGATGAATTAGACAACGTAATAAAATCTTTAGAAGTAATTATACTAGTTTTTGGATAATCATTAAGAACAATAGTGATATCACCAATAGCAGAATCATATGTAATACTACTTGTTTGAGTTGAATTATAAGAAATCCCACCGGATCCATAATTTCCGCCAAAAGGCCAAGAAGTTGCAACTGTTCCGTTCAAAGGAATATTATATTTCTTTGAAAGATATTCTTCTACATCTTCGTATTCAGACTGAGTTAATTGCCTATCGAATATTA